ATAATAACTCTAAAGCTAAATCAATTCTTGACATACTGAACGATGAACAAATAGAGTTCATCAAAAGTAAACTGAATAAAGGTGGAATGAAAAAATGAACGAAACTTTATGGAACACAGATAAGATGTTAGAAGTTTCTTTGAAAGAACCAGATGATTTTTTAAAGGTTAGGGAAACACTTTCCAGAATCGGAGTATCATCTAGAAAAGAAAAGAAACTCTTTCAATCTTGTCACATACTACACAAACAAGGCAAATATTACATAGTTCACTTCAAAGAACTATTTGCACTTGACGGTAAAGAGCACAACATATCAGAAAACGATATAGGAAGAAGAAATTCTATTGCCTGTCTTTTGAAAGATTGGGGACTAGTTAGTTTTGAGAACGAACCAGAAACCAAAGCTCCATTATCACAAATAAAAGTTATCTCTTTTAAAGAAAAAGGTGAATGGGTTTTAGAACCAAAATATAACATTGGAAAAAAGAAAGAGGAAACTGATGAACCAAAAAGCGATTAAAGAAAAATTAAAATCTGCATTTCTATTTCACGCTAAAGGACATATTGAAAAACACCTTGCGAATGTTGAGGTGTTACTTTCAAATCCAGTTGGCATAGGTGAACACGGTGATATTATTAATGAAATAGAGAAAGAATTAAAAGAAGTTGCACATTATGAAGATTTAATTGATGCAATGAACAAATACTTTCCAGATGAAAAAGAAAAACTTGAGGGTTGATTATTTTTAAAAAGATGATATAATTACATTATGGATTTTTATACTAATGTTGTACAGTGGGGTAATTTTCTTTTAGTTCGTGGTGTTGATAATAACCAAAGAGTTAATTTCAGATTGAAATACAAACCAACTTTGTTTGTTCCAGTAATGAAAAAAACTGATTGGAAAACTCTTGATGGTAAGTCTGTAACACCATATCAATTTGATTGTATAAAAGATGCAAAAGACTTTCTTCTCAAATACGAAAGTCAGCCTCATCTTGTTCACGGACTAAACAGATTTGCATACACATATATTTCAGATACATTTCCACAAAAGGTAAATTGGAACATTGACAAAATATTAATTATGACGATTGATATTGAGGTTCAATGTGAGAATGGTTTTCCTAATCCAGAGTCTGCAATAGAACCTTTACTTTCTATTACAGTAAAAAATCAACAATCTAAAAAGATTATAGTGTGGGGTATTCAACCTTACAAGAATACGAGAGAAGATGTAACTTATATTCGTTGTCCTAACGAACACGATTTGATTATGGAGTTTATGTCTTTCTGGACAAAGAATTATCCAGATGTTATTACTGGTTGGAACACAGACTTCTTTGATGTTCCATATCTTGCAAATAGAATCAAAAAAGTTTGTGGTGAAGATAAAATGCGAGAACTATCACCTTGGAAAAATGTTAGCTCTAAACAGATTTATAGTATGGGTAGAAATCATTTGATGTATGATATTATGGGTGTATCACAATATGATTACTTACAACTCTATCAAAAGTTTACTTATACAAGACAAGAATCATACAAGTTAGATTATATCGCAAGTGTAGAACTCGGTGAAAAGAAAGACGAAAATCCATATGAAACATTTAGAGAGTGGTATGAAAATGACTTTCAATCTTTCATTGACTACAATATTCAAGATGTGGAAATCGTTGATAAACTAGAAGATAAGATGGGCCTAATTGACCTTGCACTTACTATGGCCTATGAGGGTAAAGTAAATTATTCAGATGTGTTTGGTCAAGTTAAATATTGGGATGTTCTAATCTATAATTTCTTGAGAAAAAGAAAGATTGTTATACCACAAAAATCATCACACAGTAAAAACGAACAGTACGAGGGTGCATATGTAAAAGAACCAATCACTGGTTTACATAAGTGGGTGGTATCATTTGATTTGAATTCACTATATCCACATTTAATTATGCAATATAATCTCTCACCAGAAACATTACTAAAAAGTAAACACCAAGATATTACAGTTGATGATATGTTAAAAGGTATCAAACTAGACATACCAGACAAAACTACTATGACACCAAATGGTGCATTGTTTAGAACAGATAAAAAAGGTTTCCTACCAACTATGATGGAAGAGTTATACAATGAACGAGTGACTTACAAAAAGAAAATGTTATCTGCACAACAAGAATTTGAAAACACAAAAGACAACAAGTATAAAAAACTGATAAGTCGTTATAACAATATCCAGATGGCTCGTAAGATTTCTTTGAACTCTGCTTATGGTGCAATAGGTAATCAATACTTTCGTTATTACGATAAAGCGATTGCAGAGGGTATTACAAAGAGTGGTCAGTTATCTATTCGTTGGATTGAAAACAAACTTAACAAATACCTAAACAATATTTTAAAAACAGATGATGATTATGTGATTGCATCTGATACTGATTCTGTTTATTTGACTATGGATAAACTTGTTACTAAAACAATTAAAAGTGATAATGCATTATCTAAAACAATAAACTTTCTAGATAAGGTTGCATCAGAATCTATTGAACCATATATTACAAAATCGTATGATGAACTTAAACAATACACAAATGCATTTGCAAATAAGATGTTTATGAAACGAGAAGTGATTGCAGACAAAGGTATCTGGGTCGCAAAGAAAAGATATATTCTTAATGTGTGGGATAGTGAAGGTGTATCATACAAAGAACCTAAGTTGAAGATGATGGGTATTGAAGCTGTCAAGTCATCAACGCCTGCAATGTGTAGACAAAAGATTAAAGATGCACTTGAACTTATAATGACAAGTGATGAAAAAGAATTAAACAAGTTTGTAATTAATTTTAGAGAAGAGTTTCTTAAAGTAAAACCAGAACTGATTTCGTTTCCTCGTTCAGTAAAAGGTTTATCCAAATACTTTGATAGTGGAACGACATTTAAAAAGTCAACACCTATGCACATAAAGGGTGCGTTGATATACAATCATAAGATAAAACAAAATAAACTTATAAACAAATATCCTTTGATACAAGAGGGAGATAAGATTAAGTTTGTTTATTTAAAACAACCTAATCCTTTTACTTCAAATGTAATCACATACATTACCAAACTTCCTAAAGAGTTTGATATACACAGTTTTGTTGATTACGATATACAGTTTGAAAAAGTTTTCATTGACCCCTTGACATTAATTTTAAATACGATAAAATGGAACATAGACCGTACCTATGGAACACAAGGTACACTTGAGGATTTCTTTTAGTGAATAAAGAACTATATGATTTATTAAGAAAATGTTCTGATGAAACTGGTTTACCAGTTATGAAAAAAGAATTATTTCTTAAAACCATAGATGATTATGGTAAAGAAGATTTTCGTAAGGCTCTTGCAGAATATATTACAAATGAAAAACCACCATTTCCACTTGCAGAATTTAAAAAGGAAAAGGTTGTTGATAATTTTCGTAAATTACAAAGTGCAGACTTTACCGATTATATAACACTAAACCAAAAAGATAGAGTTTTAGAAAAATATGATGATTACAAATATCCATATAGTAAATATGGATTAGGTGTAATTAGTGCTCCACCTAAATTCAATTATTGTTCTGATTCTTTTATGAATGATTTAAGATTAGAGTGTGGTTCTTATGGTTATAAATCACCAGTAAAAAGGTGGAATGATGGTGATAATCTGTGGGGTGCATTTGGGCCTATCTTTCGTGGTGTCAATGATACTCAAGAACTAAATGGTAGAATTTATATTATGTCATTTAGATTAGGTACTTATATTGCAACACAATTTAAACCAATAGTTGCAAAAACAATATATGATATGACAGATGCAAAGACTGTATTAGATACATCTATGGGTTGGGGTGATAGACTTACTGGTTTCTTCGCTTCAAACGCAACACACTATATTGGTTGCGACCCTAACCCAAATACTTTTAAAAGATATAAAGATATGATTGAGTTCTGGAATAGTCTAACTGGAAATAAAAAAACCACACAAATATATAATTGTGGTGCAGAAGACTTGCCTTGGGACGAGATAAAAAATGTTGATTGTGCATTTACAAGTCCACCATACTTTTCCACAGAGAGATATAATGAGGGTGGTGATAAAGAAGAACTACAATCGTGGTTTAAATTTAATCAATATGAATCTTGGAGAGATAATTTTTATCTACCAGTATCACAAAAAACATTTGACTCATTAAGTGATGATGGTGTAATGATGGTAAACATATTAGACCCTAAAGTAAAAAACAAAAGATATCGTTCTGGAGATGAACTTGTTGATATGTTATTACCAAATTTTATGGGTCAAGTTGGTATGAGAATTATGCAAAGACCACAAGGTGCATCTGTATTTAAAGACGAAGACGGAAACTTTGATAAGAAAAAAATGGACGAGTTTATGAATAAAATGTATATTGAGAATATATGGTATTTCAGTAAAGATAAAAATAAAGATATATTTAAACATTGTAGAGTCAGTACATTGGAAAGTTTTTTATGTTAACTCCAGTTGACGAATATAATAATATACTTTTTAAAAGAGAAGATTTATATAAACCATATGATAATTTTATTAGTGGTGGTAAGATAAGACAATGTAGAGATTTAGTAGAAAAAAATTTAGATTATATTAAAGAAGAATGTGACTCTACAATATCAACTGCAGCCTCAATTATCTCACCACAATCACCGATAGTATCAAGAGTTGCAAAAGAGTTTAATTTAAAATCAATCATAGGGTTCGGAAATACAACATTAGAAAAGGCACTTAAACACAAAGCGATGAGAGTGTGTAAAGAACTAGATTCAGAATTAGTTATACTAAGTGAAAGTCAAGGATTTAATAATGTATTATATCATAACTTAAAAAAATTATCTGAAGATAAACCAATGTTTAAAATACTATTTGGTTATTCAGCTAAAACTCATAGAGAATCTATTATAGGTAAAATATCAGAACAAGTAGAAAATGTTGATTGTGATGTACTATATGTTCCAGTTGGAAGTGGTGTCACCTTAACTGGAATACTAGAAGGAAAAAAACAATATAATAAACAATTTAAAATTATTGCATTACAACCTTTTGGTTATGACAGAACAGAATCTGTATATAAAAATTTAGATGGTATGAATTGGGAATATGAATTTGAATTTATTAAAGGTAGATATCCTTATAATAAATTACTTAAAAAAAATGTAGGGTTTGAGTTAGATATGATTTACGAATCTAAAGCTTATGAAATGATGGAAAATATAATTGACACAAAAGTTAAGAATTGTTTTTGGGTAATTGGTAATACTAATTTAATAAGATGATACACGCTGAAAATAATTATGAAACATATTACAAAATTTTTCATATTTTTTACAAGTATGCTGATATATTTCCTTATATGAGAAAGGATTACCTTCAAGAATGTTTGGAAAAACAAAAAGTAATATATGAAAATGGATTAGTTATAATTTACCACAAATATTTAATCTCCAAAAAATTTGGTAATTATAAAGTAAACAAAGGTGATGTAATTATTAAAGATATGGTAAAAGAAAATGATAAGGTTAACTCTGTCAAAATAATCAACAAATTTTTTGATTATGTAAATACAAATGTCTGGTGTACAGTAAGAAGTGATAATATTAGGGCCTGTAAATTTTACAAGAAGATTGGTATGAAAAAAGTCTCAGAAATAAGTTGGAGTAAAGGTAAATTAAAAGGTTATGTGTTTTTAAAAATACATAACTTGACAAATATTAAAAATATGGTACAATGTTGAAAAGGAGATTTGAATGCCTGATTTTTTAAAAGAAGTTATCAAAACAACTGGTAACGAATATGCATCTTTAGTTTCAGACGGAGTTGAAGCTGGTGATGTTGAAGAGTTTATTGACACTGGTTCATATGCTTTCAATGCATTACTGTCTGGTTCAATAAATGGTGGACTACCAGCAAACAAGATTACTGCAATCGCTGGTGAAAGTGCAACTGGTAAAACATTTTTTCTAATGGGTATGTGTAAAAACTTTCTGGATAAAAATCCAGAGGGTGGTGTAATATACTTTGAAAGTGAAAGTGCAATTACTAAACAAATGATTATTGATAGAGGTATTGACCCATCAAGAATGGTTATACTTCCAGTAACAACAGTACAAGAATTTAGAACTCAATCATTGAAAGTTCTAGATAGTTATATTAATCAAGAAGAATCTATTCGTAGACCATTATTTCTTGCACTAGATTCACTTGGTATGTTGTCAACAACTAAAGAAGTTGAAGATACTGCTGAGGGAAAAGAAACAAGAGATATGACTCGTGCTCAAGTATTGAAAGCTGCATTTAGAGTATTGACTTTAAAACTTGGTAAAGCAAAAGTACCTATGGTTGTAACGAATCACACATATGATGTTGTTGGTTCTATGTTTCCAACAAAAGAAATGGGTGGTGGTTCTGGATTAAAATATGCAGCCTCTTCTATTGTATATCTTTCTAAAAGAAAAGAAAAAGATGGAACAGAAGTTGTAGGTAATATTATACATTGTAAAAACTTTAAATCAAGACTTACCATTGAAAACAAAATGGTAGATGTTAGACTAACATATAATAAAGGACTTGATAGATATTATGGATTACTTGAACTTGCAGAAAAATACAAAGTATTTAAAAAAGTTTCAACGAGGTATGAATTACCAGACGGTTCAAAACAATATGGTAAAACTATATTGAATGACCCAAAGAAATATTTCACTAAAGATGTTATGGATATCTTAGATGAATGTGCGAAGAAGGAATTTAGATATGGTGGAACAGAAAGCATTGAAGAAAGTGAATGATAATTCCAAGAGATACTTGGGTAATATCGCAGACAAATATGTTTTTTTAGAAAACAAATCAAAATCACAACAAGATTGCATTGGTATTAAAGGTGGTAGATATGATGGTGTCGTATTCAAGTTTGGAAAGATTGCATCAGTACAAGACCCACAGAACCCAGGCCTAGAAGCAGTTCTTAAATTTCAATATACAGTTGTAGATTACAACGGATTGAAAGAAGAACATTTGAATATAGATTTCAAAAATCTTCTAGGTGATATACTTTGTGATATAGTAGATAAACATTATTCAGAGGGGGTTATTAGTGGTACAGAATCAGACGATAGAAGTAACGACACTAAGTCAGTTATTGAACAATGAAGAATTCAATCGTAAGGTAACACCGTTTCTAAAAAAAGAATATTTCAAAGATAGAAGTCAACAGATTGTCTTTGAAGAAATAAATGACTTTGTAGAGAAATATTCTAAACCTCCAACTCAAACTGTTTTAGAAATAGAAATTCAAAACAGAAGAGATTTATCAGAAACTGAAAATACTAGTGCATTAGAACTTTTGAAATCACTTGATAAATCAAAGGTTGATTACGATTGGTTATTAAAAACAGTTGAACAATTCTGTAAAGACAAGGCTGTGTATAATGCAGTTGTTGATAGTATAAAAATAATAGAAGATAAAGATAAGAATAACACACCAGAATCTATTCCTAGTATACTATCAGATGCACTTGCAGTATCTTTTGATAATCATATTGGACACGATTATATTGATGAGTCAGAAAGACGATTTGAATATTATCATAGAAAAGAAGATAGAATACCTTTTGATTTAGAATACTTTAATAAGATTACTAAAGGTGGTTTACCTAACAAAACTTTAAATGTTGCACTTGCTGGTACTGGTGTTGGTAAATCATTGTTTATGTGTCATATGGCTGCATCAACTTTGATGCAAGGTAAAAATGTTTTATACATTACATTAGAGATGGCAGAAGAAAAGATTGCAGAAAGAATAGATGCAAACTTAATGAATCTATCTATTGATGATTTACACGAACTACCAAAGAAAATGTTTGATGATAAAATTAATAGTATATCAAAGAAAACAGTTGGTAAATTAGTAATCAAAGAATACCCAACTGCATCTGCACATAGTGGTCATTTTAAAAGTTTAGTAAAAGAACTTGCACTCAAGAAATCATTTAAACCAGACATTATTTTTATAGACTATCTAAATATATGTTCATCAGTTAGATTTAAAGGTAATGCAAGTGTAGGTTCATATTTTTATATTAAGGCGATTGCAGAAGAACTTAGAGGTTTTGCAGTTGAATCTAATGTTCCAATAGTATCTGCAACTCAAACAACAAGAAGTGCATACACCTCAACAGATGTAGGGTTAGAAGATACATCAGAAAGTTTTGGTTTGCCTGCAACTGCTGATTTGATGTTTGCATTAATATCTACTGAGGAATTAGAAGATTTAAATCAGATAATGATTAAACAATTAAAGAATAGATATAATGACCCCACAATGAATAAAAGATTCATATTAGGAATAGATAGAGCAAAGATGAGGTTATACGATGTTGAACAAGTCGCACAAAAAGATGTGTTAGACTCTGGACAAGATGAACCAGTCTTTGATAATACTGGTGTTGGAAAAAGATTAGGAGAAAAATCTTATGAAAAGTTTTCCGACCTCAAGATATAAAAAGTATAAGATAAAATACTACTATGATGTTGAATGGAGAAATGAAGAAGCTGTCTATGTTGTTGTTGAATTACCAACAAATGATGTTGTCCAAGTATTCAAGTTCAAGGAAGACGCTGAAGAAATGGTTTCAAATTTAATGACTATAAGACCATTTGGTAGAGACCCTTTACCTAAATTCTTAAAGGAAAAAAAATGAAAGATGACCCAACAAAAGACCACCCACCAATATGGGGTAAAGATGGTAGTCAAGTATTATTTAAAGAGAGATATCCAGTTGTTCTCAAAACATATGAGAAATGGAAAAGTCTAAACCCTTTATTAGAAAAATATATTAGACAACAAGGTGATAGAATAAATCATAAGTCAAATGTAAAAGCACAGATGACAGAATGGAATATGCAACTAGAAGCTGGTGGTGAACATTTTCAAGAACTAGTAAACTGGGTTAGAGAAATTTCATTAGAAATATCACCAGTACAATTCATACCAGATTGTTATGATGTTTGGGGTGCAGTATATAAAAAAGGTGATTATACTGTATCACACGACCACTGGCCTGCAATATGGTCTTGGACATACTATGTAAATGTTACAAGTCAATGTTCTCCACTAATATTTACAAATACAGATTATAAAGTACAACCAACAAATGGACTATTAGTAATATTTCCAGGCTGGGTAAAACATAAGGTATTACCACAAGAAAATGACCACGAAAGAGTTATGGTTGCTGGTAATCTGAACGCAAGAAGTGGAATGTTTTAGGGACTTGACAAATTTCAATTTATAAATATAGTAGTAATAGAACTATGGAAAAATTGAAAAATGTTAACATTTAAAGAATTCTTATTAGAAGATAAACAAGGCAAAAATCTACACCTTGAACACCTAGAAGATGAAATACTCAACTTTGGTGTTGGTGGGGGTAGAGGTGCGATTAATTTTCTACAATCACTTAGAGATATGTTATCTGGGTCATCAAAAGGTTCAGTTAATATGACTGTTAAGTGGGACGGAGCTCCTGCTATATTTGCAGGCGTTGACCCTTCAGATGGCAAGTTCTTTGTCGCAAAGAAATCAGTATTCAATGTAAATCCAAAGTTATATAAAGAAGAATCAGAAATAGATGTTTCTGGTGATTTAAAAGATAAGTTTGCAATCGCACTCAAAGAATTTAAAAAACTAGGAATAAAAAATGTAATTCAAGGTGACTTGATGTTTACCCAAAAAGATTTAAAAAAGGAGAAAATTGATGATAAAACCTTTATTTCTTTTCAGCCTAATACTATCGTGTATGCTACACCTATGGGCAGTGAACTTAGTGGACAAATCTCTAAAGCAAAAATTGGAGTCGTATGGCACACAACCTACGAAGGTGATAATCTACCATCAATGTCAGCAAAATTTGGAGTGGACATAAAAGGATTAAAAAAGATAGATAGTGTATGGATGGATAATGCTTCATTTAAAGATGTTTCTGGTAAAGCAACATTTACTCAATCAGAAACAGATGAAGTAACATCATACTTATCAACAGTAGGTAAGATTTTTAGACGAATAAATTCATCATTGTTAGAGAAGTTTATTAGACTTCAAAATTCAATGGTAGGGAATTTGTCTGGTGCTTCTCTGAAAACATATAATAATTTAAAAGTAAGAGAAGGACAAACTATCAAAAATGTAAGACAGCATGCTCAAGGATATCTTGACCATATTGCAAATCATTTTGATAAGAATAAGGACAAAGTAAAGACACTCGGTGCAAAAGAAAAGATTGAAAGAAATAAGAACGAGTATCTGAGAGAGTTTAAGAAACATATCAGAAATATAGAAAGTGTCATTTCTTTTCAACAAGCCCTTGTGGCCGCAAAGATGTTAATTGTTAAAAAGTTGAATTCAGTTAAACAACTAACGGACACCTTTATAAAAACGAAAAATGGATTTAAGGTTACAAATCCAGAAGGTTATGTTGCAATTAATAATGATGGTAAGGCCGTAAAACTTGTTGATAGAATGGAGTTTAGTTTTAATAACTTTACTGCAATAAAGAATTGGGATAAGTGATGAAAACATTTAAACAAATTTTAAATGAAGCAAAAACTGGTGGTGCAACCTACGAGGTTGGAATAATTATGGGTTGGCATAATATTGTTGGTAAAAAATATAATCAATCAGATGCACAAGTTTCTAATAAGAATCAAAAAAAAGTAAAAGATTTTCATATTAAGACTGGAGAAAATATTGTTAAAAATTTAATTAAAATCAAACCAGATATTGCAAAGTCAAGTAAAGCATCACACTCTGGTTCTGGTAGTGTTAAGATAACATCAGATTGGTCAAAATATGGTGCAAAAAATAAAACTCCAAAAACAGATTTAGTTATCGGAAATTACAATATATCACTTAAAATGGGCCCAGCTCAAATTATGTCTGGTGGAAAAGAGGAAGCTCTCGCAACTTTTTACTATGCACTTAATCAAAAAAAATTCATAGAAAATTTCAATAATTCTCCAGAAGTTCAAGATTGTATTAAAATAATAGAACAATTTCAAAGAGGTTATACTACTGGTACAACTGGAGATGCAATTAAAAATAAATCAGATAAAGTAGTGGTTGAAGTAAATCAAATTCATAAATTAACTATGACTAAATTAGAAACTCTTTTT